GCCCCAGCCGTCCGGGTAGCGTCTGACATTTCCACGGATTTTCTGCACAAGGTCAAAGGTCTGCTGGTCAATGATAGCTTCATGGGTATTCTCGAAAATCGTCCATTCGTCCTCTGGGACATAATGGCTTTTCTTGTCCTTGAAGTGCTTTCGGGTCTTGAAGTTGATGGTGTGTCCCAGATATTCACGCTTTTCAAGAATGTTGCAGATGGTGGAAGAACCCCAGCCGTACACATCTTTGAAAGTCTTGTTTTTATTCACACCCTCGCCGTGCCGGGCAAGGTAAGCGGACGGAATGAGGATTTTTTCTTCTTTCAGCTTGCTGGCGATCTGATACGGACCGTAGCCGTCAATCGTCATGGAAAAGATACGCTTTACCACTTCGGCGGCTTCGGGGTCAACCAACCATTGGTCTCTGGCTTCGTTCCAGAGATAGCCGTAAATAACCGTGCCTGTGAGGTGCTTGCCGGACTTGCCTTTGGATTGAAAAGTGGAACGGATTTTACGGCTGGTGTCTCTGGCGTAGTATTCGTTCATAATGTTGCGGAAAGGGGTAAAATCATCGTCCCCTCTGGCGCTGTCCACGCCGTCATTGATGGCGATAAGGCGAACGCCACGCTGACGCAGGATTTCCATAATCTGACCGACTTTCAGATAGTCACGACCCATGCGGCTCATGTCCTTGATACACAGGTACTCCACATTCCCGGCTTCCACTTCTTTCATCATTGCCAAAAATCCGGGACGGTCAAAACTGGCCCCGGAGTATCCGTCATCCACATAGAATTGGATGTTGGGAAAGCGGTGCTCACGGGCATATGTTTCGAGGATACGCCTTTGGTTTTGGATGCTGTTGGACTCTCCGTCCAGACCGTCGTCCTGGCTCAGACGGCAGTATAGGGCGGTGATTTTCATTTGGTTTGACTGACTCATTCGGTCCTCCTTTTCTCCAGTCAAACCGTCCAGAGTTTGTGTGATGTTACCTCTGCCGGGGCGGTTTGTCCACCCCTTTCCGAAACTGTGCGGGAATTTTTCAAGTCCATGTCAATGAGCGTTTTGAGTTTGTCCTCCGGCGAACAGGCGCCGTCCGCAGGGAACACGGAAACCACATGGATCAGCCGTCCGTGACTCATCTGGTCGCGCTCGGCCACAACTTTTCCTGCCCGGCCGGGCATGGGAATGATTTTGGGCATTGCGTCCCTCCTCTACAGAATGTGAGGGGCCAGGAAACGGCGGATCGGGTCCGGCAGCGTTGCCAAATCCGGTCCCGGCTTACGTTCATGCCCGAAAAGAAAACTCCCCTTCATCTTCTTACCCGAAAAAAGGCCAAGTGAATACCCATATTAAGAAAAAGCGCGAGGTGTCCCATAAAAGGAGCACCTCGCGTTTGGCCTCTTGCGGCATGAGATGGAGGCGTGTATACTAAGCATAGCCGTTCTCGAAAAAGAGAACAGATAGGAGGCACACCGCAATGGAGCAGACATTCGGCAGTTATGTGCGGGAGAAACGAATGGCCCGCGGGCTGTCCCTGCGCGCTCTGGCAGCAAAGCTGGAGGTGTCTCCGGTCTATATGAGCAACATCGAAAATGACCGGAGGCCGGCGCCAACCATGGAGAAACTGAACCACCTCATTGAGATCCTGGGACTCTGTCAGACAGACGCCGAGTTGCTGTTGGATCTGGCCGCCAAATCCAGAACACAGCGGGTGTCCGCAGACCTGCCGGAGTACATCATGGAACGGGATATCGTCCGGGCCGCCCTGCGGACAGCCAAGGAAGTGGACGCCACAGACGAGGAATGGCAGGAATTTATAGACCGCATCACCCAGCGGGGAAAGCGGGGCGAGTGAGAAGGGAGGCAAGCGCATGCGGAAGTATTATACTGAGCAGACGATGGAGAGCATCGCCCGGCGTGTGCTGGATGCCTACGATGAGCGCCTCTACCGTGGGCAGCCCCGCGCCATCCCCATCGAGGACCTCATCGAGCGCCACGGCCTGACACTGGAATTCCAGTACCTCCGCAAGAATGGCCGGATCCTGGGGAAAACTGTGTTTGACACCGGCCTGGAGGCCGTGTACGACATGGAACTGGGCGAGTATACCCTGTTCCCGGTGAAAGCCGGAACCATCCTCATAGACGCCTCGCTGTGTGAAGAAGAAACCAGCACCGGCCGCCTGCGGTTTACCGAGGCCCACGAACTGTCCCACTGGATCCTGCATAAGGGGCTGTATGTGGGTACCGGGGAGAGCGCGGCGCTGCAGCCTGCCGTCAAGGAAACCAGTATGGAGATCCAGGCGAATATGCTTGGGTCCGCCCTGCTCATGCCCATGCCAATGGTGAAACGGTGTTTTTATCAAATGCGGTCCGGCCGGGACAGTCAGGCCATTGTCCAAGCCATGTCGGAGGTGTTCCAGGTGTCCCGCCAGGCTATGCGGATCCGTCTCACCAACCACCACCTGCTGTAAAATTTTTTACCGTAGTGTTCTCAAAATAGAGAACACTTTGCAAGGAGGAACGCCATGCAACAGATAAAAAGGACCCGTGCGGTGCGCTGCCCTGTGTGCGGCCGCGGGCGTGTGATTGACGCCGCGGCCGACGTGGATCCGGGGCGCCTGCGCCTCTACGGCCCGGAGCATGCGGACAAGGCGGAGTTGTTCTCCAAATGCCCCAAGTGTGGGCTGCAGATCGGCATCTCCTTTGAAAAGACCGGATATTCCTAAAAGCAAATAAAATATAGAGTATCGACCTCGTCAAGCGCACCAACCGCCCGCATCAGCAGCGGGATCCACCGTGTTCGGAGCCTTACAGGCAGCAGTTCTGCTGTGCTGTAAGGCTCTTTTTTTGCGCTTTTCCGCGGCAGAACAGCGGAAAGGCACGATATGCGGAACGCCTGGCAGCCCTACATAGCGAAATACCCGTGATCGCCAACTCAGAAGTTTTTCCTAAAAAATCTGAGATTGGAGATCACAACCATGAAAAAATGGCAGGAAAACCGGAATTACAGGAAGATCCGTGACGACAGCGGCGAAGTCGTCGCCCATATCATCACCGTGGATGGTAGGGATGTGGCGGTCACAGAGGACGTATTCGCGGCGTATGCCCAGATGGACCGGCGGGAGCGGTATCTCAGCGAGGATCTGCCCACTGGCAAGGTCCTCTCCCTGGAACAGATGGCAGAGGACGGCGTTTTACCGGACTATGTGGGTGCGGAAACGGCGCCCAGCGCCGAGGACTGCGTCCTTGCACGGGAGTCGGAACGGGAGCGGGAAGAACTGACCAGCCTGCTGCTGGCGGCGCTTATCTCCTTGGAGGACCGGGACAGGCAGCTCATCACCGCGCTGTTCTACGACCACCTCTCCACCAGAGAATACGCCCGGCGAATCGGCGTGACCCAGCGGGCCGTCATCAAGCGCAGGGACCGGATCCTGAAGGACCTGAAAAAATATTTTGAAAAATCTGCGGCGTGAGGGTATTCACTCAGCCCCTTTTTGGGGAGGACAGCGGAAGGGGGAAATACCTCCCCCTTCGCTGCTCCTTGAAAAGTGCATACCAGCAATGCGGGTAACACGCAGCCGTACCCACCCCACAGCGCGCCAGGACCCGGCCCCAGCGGCCGGCGAGCGATTCCGCCTGCGGCCGGCCCTGGCAGGCCGGGCAAGAGATGGGACGGCTCATACAATGACACACCAAGCACGGCCTGCGCGTAAGACAGGCGGCGCTGCTCCGGGATTGAAAGCAGTAGAGATCCCGGAAATATGCCCGTGAGGCCCTGGCCAGGGGCCTGCCCGCATTGTTCCCGAAACCCATCGGGGGGGCGAGTGCGAATACGATGGGAACACGAAAAAAGATAAAAGGACGGAATGATCCATGAAAAAATACACCCATGAAAAGGCCCATGAAGAAGTTGACCGTATTTTCAAAGTCCTGCTGCCCCAAAGGAGTATGGCGGAACGGCCGGAACAGATCCGGCTGTGCCACAGCATCCTGGATGCCATGCTGGACGGCGGCATCGCCCTGTGCGACGCAGGAACCGGCATCGGCAAGACCTTCGCCTACCTGACCGCCGGCATCCTGCATGGCAAGTGCCGGGCGGCAGAGGGCAGGCCGCAGCGCCCTATCCTGATCTCCACCTCCAGCATCGCGCTGCAGAACGCCATCCAGAAGGAGTACCTGCCCCTGCTGTCCGGCGTGCTGCTGTCCGAGGGGCTGGTCTCCGCACCCATTGAGGCGGTCATCCGCAAGGGCAAGGCCCACTACGTCTGCGATGCCCGTCTGGAACGGCGGATCCGGCAGGTGGGGGGCAGCCATAAGAACCCCGCCGCCCGCCAAGCCCTGCACGCCGCCCGGCATGTGCTGGATCTGGACCAGCTGTCCGGGATGAGCAGTTACGACCGGGAGCGGATCTGCGTCCCCAAGCGGTGTAATTGCCGACGGAAGGACTGCCGGTACCGCTGTTTTCTGGACGCCTGCCAGAGCGGGCAGTACACGGTCCAGATCTGCAACCACAACCTCCTGCTGGCGGACCTCATCCACCGCGGCCAAAAGAAAAAGCCCATCCTGCCGGACAACGCGGCCATCATCATAGACGAGGCACACAAGCTGCCGGAAACCGCCCGGCAGATGTTCGGCGTGACGCTGAACGCCCAGGACTTTTCGGAGCTGATCCGCAGCCTGCATGTGGAACGGTATGTCCTCGCGGCGGAACTGCTCTCCGAGGCCGTGGCGCCGCTGACGGAAAGACTGTCGGTCCCGGTGGAGGAAGGAGCTGGATTTGAAACCTACCAGATGTTCCTGGAGCGGCCGCATCAGATCCTGACGGTAATCTGCCGTCAACTGGAGGGCCTGCTGACCAGGGAAACCTGGCGCCTGCTGTCCGCTGTCGCCTCTACTGTGTCCCTCTTTTATCTGGGGAATCCTGAGATGATCTTCTACGCGGCAGACGACGACCACGGCGGGGCCATGCTGTGCGGCACGGTGTCGGAATTGGCCGCGCAGCTCAAAGCCACGCTCTGGCGGCAGGACCAGCCCATCATCCTGACCTCCGGCACCCTTGCCGTTGGGAAGGACTTCAGCCGGTTCCGCACCGCCACCGGCCTGACAGGGGAGCGGCCCGTGACGGAAACTGTGTGTCCGTCCCCCTTTGACTATCAGCACAACTGCCTCCTCTATCTCCCCCCGGACCCGATCCCGCTGGACGCGGCGGACTACTATGACCGGCTGGCCGCGCAGATCCGGCAGCTGGCGGCGGCGTCCCACGGCCACGCCCTGGTGCTGTTCACTTCTTACCTCGCCATGTCGGCGGTCAAGGAACGGCTGCAGGCCGCGGCGCTGCCCTTTCCCGTATTTACGATGGGCCGACGCCCAGCCCGCACCCTGGCGGCGTTTCGGGCCGCCCCCGGCAGTATCCTGCTGGCCACCGGCGCGGCATGGGAGGGGCTGGACTTCGCCGGCGACGGCGTGTCCCTGCTCATCATCCCGCGCCTGCCCTTCGCCTACCCGGACGCTGTCAAAGAAAAAGAGCGGGAGGACTACCCGAACCTGCGGGAGTTCCTGCGCTCCGTTGTCATCCCGGAAATGCAGATCAAACTGCGGCAGGGCTTTGGCCGGGCCATCCGCACGGAAACAGACACCTGTGCCGTCGCCGTGCTGGATCCCCGCGCCGCCCGCGGCCGGAGATATTTCCAGAGCATGGCGGAGGCCCTGCCGGAGATGCCGGTGACGGGCAGCCTGCGGGCAGTGGAACAGTTCTACCGTGACCACAAGGACGCCGGTTATTTCCATCTCCCCAACGCAGGATGAAATTGTTGCATTTGCTGCGTCTGTTCGCCATTCCTTGGTGGTGTTGGTAATGGCTTTCGTGATGCTTTCCGGCTATACTTGCGTTGCAAATCAAGCAAAGGAGGCAATCAGACATGGAGCACACCAAGGGCCTCTCCTGCCAGATCCCGGAATCCCTGCATGCCAGGGTGACGGCGGAGCGCGTCGCGGCAAACCAGTCCCTCAGCGAGTACATCACGGAACTGCTCACCAACTACTATGAAAACAGAGGAAAAAACGACATGGCACAGACGAGAACAATGGCATTTCAAATCAGCGAGGACCTGTTCCAGCGGATCAAGGACTACCTGGCCCGCGAGAGTGAGCGCCAGGGACGGAAGGTGACCCAGCGGGAGTTCGTCCTGGGGCTGATCGAGGACGCCTTACGGCAGGCGGAGCAGGAGGCGGCGGAATCCGCCCCTGACGATATCCCCACCCCCGCTGAGAGCCAGGATGCAAATGCCGAAATGGAGTCTGAGGACGAGGGATCCGAGGAAGGAGGCGACGAGGATGTGGCAGAATGAGTTAGAGGCCATGATTGCCGCCGGCGGCGCACCCTGCAGGGCCTGCGGCCAGCGAATGCTGAAAGTAGACGGCTGCACCTGGACCCATGTGAAATGCGGCAGCCGTTACTACCGCCGCATCAAGTACGGTGAGGACGGCATGGCGTATGACGACGCCCGCTGCCACGACTGCGGCGCCAAGCCGGGCCATTACCACCATGTGGGATGTGATGCGGAGCGGTGCCCCGTATGCGGTGGGCAGCTCATCAGCTGCGACTGCGACGTTTCCGAGTATGTGGAGCGGCCGCCCAGAAAGAGAACAACCAAGTAAATCAGGATCCCAGAACCGCCCGGAGCGCCCGACAGGGACGCCCCGGGCGGTCTGTTTCACAAGAGGACTGGAGGTGAGAAAACGTCAGAACCGAGATCCAATCGTTTCACAGAACAGGAGATGGAGATCGCCCGCGGGACGGACCTGCCGGACCTGCTGACGTCTCTCGGCTACACCGTAACGCGGGTAGGCCACTACCACTCCACCAAGGAGATGGACAGCCTGCGGATCAAGAACCGCCGCACCTGGTACCGCTACTCTGAGCAGACGGGTGGGGATGCCATCACTTTCCTGCAGCATTTTTGCGGCAGGAGTTTCCCACAGGCGGTGGAGGATCTGCTGGCCTTCCACGGCCACGCCAGGGATGCCCCCGCGGAGCGGAGCAGGCAGACTGAGCAGGCGCCGGAACCGCCGAAACCGTTTGCATTGCCGCCGAGGCACACCGATGCCCGCCGGGTGTGCGCCTACCTGAAAAAACGCGGGATCGCACCTCGCGTCATCCGCAGCTTTCTCGACGCCGGACTGCTGTATGAGGACGCCGGGCACCACAACTGCGTGTTCGTCGGCTACGGTGGGGACGGCAAGGCTGCCTTCGCCAGCCTGCGGGGCACCTACGACCGGGACGGCAGCGGTTTCAAGGGCGACGCCGCCGGCAGCGACAAATCCGTTGGCTTCCGCCTGCCGTATGTCCCGGACAGCAGGACCGTGTATGTGTTCGAGGCTCCCATTGACCTTATGAGTTACTGCACCCTGCACCGGGGATTCCACAGCAATGCGCTGGCCCTGTGCTGCCTGGATGACCGTGCCCTGTCGGTGTTTCTCCGGGAGCACCCTGCGGTGCGGAAGGTCGTCCTGTGCCTGGATCACGACCGCCCCGGCCAGGAGGCCGCGGAGCGCATGGGCCGAAAATACGCGGCGGAGGGCTACGCCGTGCAGACACTGTCCCCTCCCTCCCGGAAGGACTGGAACGCCTATCTGACCTTTGTGCAGCAGTTCCGGGAAAGGGGGCGGTGACCAAGTAAACGCAAGTAAAGAGAGCTAAACCAGCAATTTCTACACAAAAAAGGAGGAAAAACCACTTGAAAAGCAAGACAACCAGGCATGGCCTGAAGCGCATGACGGCCCTGCTGCTGGCAGTCGTGCTCTGCGTCGGCATGGTGCCCAGCGCCTTTGCCGCCCAGGAGGACAACTATCACGACCCGGCGGAACACTGGATTGAGGCGCTCAACCGTACCAACGAATTGGATGCCAACTCCGTGGTGACCATCGAAACATTTACCTGCTGTGAGTGCGGGCAGGCCACCTCGTTCCAGGTATTCCGTGTGCCGGAGTACACCCGCAATGGAGAAACGGCCCTGACCCGCAACGTCAAGTATTCAGACGGCACCTGCCTGGACGGGGAGAGCAAGGGCGACCTGCTGGACGGCACCCCTGGTCAGGACGCCTACTACACTGGCTACCACTGGACGAAAGCGGTGTGCCAGACCTGTGGAACGTTCAATACCAACATGGGGGCCACCAGCTATGCCTGCGGCAAAAATGTGTATTGGCTCTATGACTGTGCGGCAGACTTCTTCGAGGAGCTGCCCGAGGAAGTCACCGTTGAGCAAGTAGACAGCGAGTATCACCGTGTCATCACCACCAGCGGGGAGTATTGCGCTTTCTGCTATGGCACCTTCAAGGAGGAAAACTCCACACTGGAGCGTCACGCAATGGAAAGCAGCATCCGCCCGGAGTTGGCTCACGATAGGTTCGTCGAGATGGACGCCTGCGCTGACTGCGGCTATGCCGAAACTGCCTACACCGTCGCCAAGGCCGTCATTGCGGATTACTTCGGCGTGGTGGACGGCCAGCCCCACACGGTCACGGTGTCGGACTTGTCCGAGGCTGGCGTGACCACCGCCATCCGCTACGGCCACAGCGCGGACGCCTGCACTCTGACTTCTGCCCCCAACTACACCGAGGCCGGGGACTATCCGGTTTACTATGAAATCACCTACACCTACCACGATACCGACATGGTGGAGGACGGTGTTGCCTTTGTCCACCTGCGGGACGAAACCACCGCCGAGGATGGTTCCTGCACCTGCGGCTGCGACAATCCCGACTGCGGCTGTCAAGACCCGGACTGTGACGGTTGCTGTTGTGACGACAAGGGCTGCGGTGAGAATCACAACTGGACGCTGCTGGATAGCACCCCGGCGACCTGCCTGACCCTCGGCTATGACCGCTACCTGTGCGTAGACTGCGGCATGATCGAAAAGCGGGACTATGAGGCCGCGCTGGGCCACGCCTACCAGAGTGTGGTGGTTCGGGACGCCACCTGTGAAGTCCCCGGCAAGACCATCGATATTTGTGAGCGGTGCGGCAATGTGAAAGAAACCAACCTGCCTCAGACCGAGCATGAGTTTTCCACCACCGTCATTCCCGCTACCTGCACCAGCCCCGGCTACACCCTGCGGGAGTGTACCGTCTGCGGGGAGCGCCACATCGAGGACATTACCTCTGCACTGCCCCACAACTACGTTTCCAAAGTGACCCCGGCCACCTGTGAGGGCGGCGGGCGTACCCTCCATATCTGCGAGGGCTGCGGCAGTTCGTTCATCACCGACTATACCGACCCGCTGGGCCACAGTTGGGACGAGGGCAAGGAGATCACCGACTCCACCTGCACCGGCGAGGGCATGACCGAGTACACCTGCATCCGCTGTGGAGCCACCCGTCTGGAGGGCGATGAGGCCGCAGGCCATATCCCCGGCGACCCGGCCACCTGCACCGATCCCCAGCTCTGCACCCGCTGTGGGGCCGTCATTGAGAACGCTTTGGGTCATGACTATGAAACCGTTGTGACCGAGCCGACCTGTACGGAGATGGGCTACACCACCTACACCTGCACCCGCTGCGGCGACGCCTACAAGGGCGACTACACCGAGGCGGCAGGCCACAAGCCCGGTGACTGGATCATCGACAAGGAGCCTACCACCGACAGCGAGGGCAGCAAGCACAAGGAGTGCGAGGTCTGCGGTGAAACGCTGGAAACCGAGGAAATCGAGAAAATCTACAATCAGGCCACCACGGACAGCAAGGGAGAGGCCGTTGTGGGCGGTTATCTGGTGATCGTCACGGATACCGACACCAAGGACCCCGTTGCCAATGCCACCGTGACCCTCCACGCGGACGATACCCTGTCCATCCGTCTGCCCAATTCCCGCCTGCTGGACTATGCCGACCAGACCACGATCACCGTCCAACTGGTGAAAGATAAGTCCCCCGTGGAAGATATGTTCATCGCCGTGACGGATAAGCACGACAACTACTGTGCCGGTAACACTGGCAGCAACGGGCAGCTCACTGTTCCCGGCACCACCGGCACGACCAATGAGGACGGCGACGCCACCGTAGGCTGGGAGGACGAGGACGGCGACCGCTGGACCCTGACTGTCACCGTGGAGGACTACGAAACCGGACGCCCCATCGAGGGCGCGGAGGTGTCCATCGGCAAGGGCGGCAACATCACCGTCACCCTGCCGGACGGGACCGATATGGACGAGGACAACCGCATCACCGTCACGGTCACAGACAATGAGCGCGACCCGCAGGAGGGCGTGACGGTGATTGTCAAGGGCGATCTGGGCCAGAGCGAGCGCGGCGAAACCGATGAGGGCGGCAAACTGACCGTTCCCGCTGTCACAGATACCGAGTACCACGGGGCCTATATTGTGGGCTACACAGACGGCACCTTCGGCCCGGAGCGCAGCATGAGCCGGAGCGAGGCGGCGGCCATCTTCGCCCGCCTGCTCTCTGACAAGCTGGACGAGCACATCCCCAGCGGGGCCAATGTGAAGTTTACAGACGTGGACCCGGAGGCGTGGTACGCCGGCTATGTGGAGTACCTGACCGGCTACGGCGTGGCCGTGGGCTACAATGACCGCACCTACCGTGGCGACCAGGCCATCACCCGCGCCGAGTTCACCGCTATGGCGGCGCGGTTCTTTGATGTGTACGGCGATGGCGACGAGGAAATCATGGAGCAGTACGAGGGCTTTGACGATGTGAGCGACGGCTATTGGGCTGCGGAGTATATCAAGGACGCCGCCATCCACGGCTGGGTGGAGGGCTACGGCGACGGCACCTTCCGGGCAGATGACCCCATCGACCGGGCGGAAGTCGTCACCATCGTCAACCGTCTGCTGGGCCGCGAGGCCGACGAGGACTACATCGCGGACAACCGCCGCCAGCTGGTGATGTTCCCCGACGTGTCCTCCCGTCACTGGGCCTACTACCAGGTGCTGGAGGCCGCCAACGCCCACACCGCCATCCTTACCGACCCCGAAACCTGGGACAAGTGATCCACCCGCTGTGCCGCGGCCCCGCTGTGGGCCGCGGCGCTTTTATCCCACAATTCACTCTACATTAAATAATAAAGAAGGAGAAATGCACCTATGCTGAAAATCGTAGCAATCGGAAACCTGACCAACGACGTGGAGCTGAAGATCCATGAGGCCACCGGAAAGCCCTATGCCATCCTGCGGATCGCCTCGGACCGCCGCTACCGGGACAAGGAGGGCAACCGCCTGACGGATTTCATCTCCATCAAGGTCCGCGGCCCGCTGGCGGAACGCTGCGCGGAGTTTGCCTGGAAGGGCTGCAAGCTGGCCGCCTCCGGCGACTTTGAAACCATCACTTTCGCGGACGAGCCGGAGCGTCAGCCCGGTTTCCTCATCAAAGCCACGGAGGTGGAGTTCCTGTCTCCCCGCCGGGTGGAGGAAAACGCCGCGTCCATGCCTGCGGACGGCATGGATGAGGCCGCAGCCTGAGCGCCATGCGGAATACAGGCATTGAATACACCAGTGCGGAACGCACCCCCACCATCCTGCCGGAACTGGCGGAGCTGCTCCCCCCTCTCAGCGGGGAGCAGCTTGCCGCGCTGGAGAAGGACATCCTGCAAAACGGCTGCTATGCGCCCATTATCGTCAATGAGGACCTGGTCATCGTAGACGGCCACAACCGCCAGCAGATCTGCACCCGGCACAGCCTGCCCTATAAGATGGCGGTGTTTGCCTTTGACGATCTGCTGGAGGCCAAGCAGTGGGCGCTGGACACCCAGAAGGGCCGCCGCAACCTGGACAAATGGGAGTTGGGCAAGATCGCCCTGAAACTGCGGCCGGAGATCGAGGCCAGGGCAAAGGCCAACCAGCAGGCGTACCACGGGAACCAGTATGAGAGTGGACCTTCGGCAACATTGCCGGAAGTCCACTCCGCCCCTGTGGACACCCGCAAAGAGTTGGCCGCCTCTGTCGGCCTTGGGGAGCGCACGATGGGCAAGGTGATGCAGATCGACGAACACGCCCCCGCCGCCGTGAAGGAAGCCCTGGACAAAAAAGAACTGTCCATCAACCAGGGGTATCAGATCACCCGGCAGATACAGGATCTGCCGGAGGACGAGCAGGGGCAGGCGGCATTGGAGCTGGTGGAGCTGGAAAAAGCGAAAAAGGAGATTCGGGAGAAGGACGCCGAAATCGACCGCCAGAGCAAGATCGCCGGCGTGTTCTGCAAGGCTTATGAAAAGGCCGTTCTGCTGACGCCCACAGAGGAAAATGTGCGGATCTGGGTCAAATGCACCCGCATGACCAGGGAGGAAATGGAGGACACCATCAGGGAGTCCCGTGAACTGGCCGGCGTGTTCACTGCCATTGCCGGCCTCGTGGAACGCCTCCTGCCGGAGAGGGGGACGCTATGAATGAGATGAGTGTGCGGGAGTGGCAGAAACGCTTCCGTGCAGGGGACTTCAGCAGCCGGGATCGTGCTGTGCAGTGCGAGGCCGGCTGGTATGACTGGTTTTGCCGGGACGACGCCCTGGCCGGACGCCTGAAAAAAATCTCCGGCGTTGTGCTGGGGATCACGGATCCCTTCATTCTGGACAACTACTATGTGTGGTTCAAGAACAACTGCCCGCTGGATGGGCCGCTCTATGACGACGTCCGGTTTGAGCCTCTCACCGGGGAGCGCGACGGGAAATACTTTGTCGTTTCTTTGGACAGCCCTCATGAGCGTATGAAGTGGGCGCTCGTTACAGAGCGGTATGGCTATGACGCGCCGGAATTTGAATGCGGCAATGTCCGTGACATGGTGAAATACATCAATGCCATCGCGCCGGAGCTGGCGCAGGGGATCCAGCCTCGCTTCGTGCTGGAGAAAGCGGCTGTGGGCGAATATGTCCGGCAGCACGAGGGGAAAAGCAGCTACAGCATCCGGCGGGCGGGGGAGCACCTGTTCGCCTACCAGTCCCCCCGTGACTGGAAGTACCGGACGGTTGCGGTTTCGGACTCTCCGGAGCATGTCCCCCAGGGCTTTCCTGCAGAACTTGCAGAACATCACTGCATGCTCTATGTTTTCCCAAGCGAGGCGCCCGCCCTGGACAGGGCCGACGTGGTGCAGCGCGCACAGCGCAGGAAGGAGCAGACGCGATGACCAGGAGATCCCACGGCCGCCCCGCGCTGCCACCCAAAGCCAAAACTGAGATCCTGGAGGTGCTGTTTGCCAACATGGAGATCAGCGGCGATGAGATCGCGGCCATTTTGAAAAAGCACCATGTCTCCTGCGACGCCGACGTCCTGCAGGACCGCTACCGCAGGCAGCTGGGCCAGCGCCTCATGGCCAGCCTCCGGGACGCCTCCGGTGAGCGCGAGGTCCTGTCCAACGGGCGGGGCCGGTATGTTGTGCTGGAGTGCTGCCGGGACCGCCAGCAGCTCGCGGCCATCCGTCGCCGCATCCAAAATCAGGCGCATGGCCTGAACGCCTCCGCCGGCAAGGTGAGATCCCGCATCGCCGTGCTGGACCGCCTGATCGCCCGGCTCAGAAAGGCGGCGTGACATGAAAGTCAGGGACCTGATCGCCGCGGTTCGGGACTACCCCGCTCTGCGGCAGGCGTTGGAGGAATCCAACGCCGAATTGGACCTCAGCCGAATGGAATGCGCGCAGCTCCAGAGCAAGATCAATGAACTGGAACCGCTCATTGATGAATACTACCAGGAGAGCTGCAGTAAGGAATATGCCGCTAATCAGGAGCGCCAGATAGTGGAAACGCTGAAGAAAGCCTTTGCGTCCTTTTATCCGGCCCTGGACAGTACGGAGCAGCTCCGGCGGTTCTACGACACCATTGCCCCGGATTTTGATGAGGGCGGTTTCCGCCTCTACGACGCCGCCCTGGCGATCTCCGGCTATCCCAACATTCCCGGCGAGTTCCCCTATGAGGACAACCGCGGTGTTTTTGACTATGCTGACGGACACCAGCTCCTGCAGTACTTGACCGCCCTGCGGTTCCACGCCGTCCGGTGGGAGGTCGTGCCCGGCACGACTTGTGAAAAGGCTGTCCTGCTGGATGTGGATACCGCTGCCCCGGAATACCGGGCCTTTGAAAAGCAGCTCTATACGCGGGTACTGCATGACCTGGGCTTTCAGGACCTTCTGCCCCAGAAGCAGGAGCGTCAGACGGGCAAACAAAAAGAAAAATGGAAGGAAGGTGCTGAGCGATAGAACAGAAACCTGACAATGGGATGAGCAAGGATACCTTCTGGGCGCTGATTCAGGAGGCGAAAACCGCCTGCGGTCAGGATATGGACGCCATAACGGAGCATCTGCGGGACGGCCTTTTGATAATGGGGACCGGGGCCGCGCGGCAATTTCACAATATATTTCAGGCTTACATGGACTTGGCAGAGCCGTTCGGCCTATGGGATGCGGCCAGTATCATCAAGGAAAACGGCTGCACGCTGGAGGGATTCATTGATTTCCGGGCTTGGCTGATCGCCCAGGGCAAAGCGGTATACCTGAACGCGCTGCGGGATCCGGACACGCTGGCGGATGTGGAACCATATGGAGATTGCAGCTTCGAGAGCATCGCCTATGTTGGCAACGACGTGTACCACAACTTGACCGGGCAAGATGCCTATGGCGATCTCGATACTGCCGGGTATCTGAAACTGCGAGATGAACTCCAAAGCGAGGTTGTATATCGGGACGGTATCCACGTCCCCAGCGGTCCGCGGGCCTTCCCCAAGATGATGCCAAGGCTTTGCGCCAAATACGGCGGCACAGAGCGATTCGATGTGGATCCCTGTGTCTGGAATTTTTCCCTGTACGGTTTCTGCCTTCCGCTGGAGTGGGCAAAGCATCAGCGGGAGAAACCGGAGAAAGGTGGTGACACCCGATAAAAGATTCCATCACCATCGGCGTGGACCACGGCTACGCGGCCATGAAAACTGTCCACGGTTCCTTCCCCTCGGGGCTGGTGGCCTATGAGCATGAGCCGTACACCCAGAAGAATGTGCTGGAATACGGCGGAACGTACTATGTGGTGGGCAGCGGCAGGCAGCCCCTGCAGAAAGACAAGACCCGGACGGAGGACTACTATCTGCTGACCCTGGCGGCCATCGCCAGGGAGATGGACTGCCGCAGCGCCGAGCGCACTTGCTCCGTTATTTTGGCCGCCGGCCTGCCCCTGACCAGTTTTGGCCGGGACAAGAAGAAGTTCCGCGCCTATCTGCTGCGGGACGGCAAGCCGGTGTCCTTTCGCTACGAGGGCCGGGACTATGCCGTCACCGTCCGGGATGTGAAACTGTTCCCCCAGGGCTATGCCGCCGTGCTGACACAGACGGAGCTGCTGGACGAGCCGTCCGTCATAGTGGCGGACATCGGCGGCTGGACGGTGGACCTGATGCGTCTGGACAACCGCCTCCCCAACGCCGCCACCTGCCGCAGCCTGGAATTAGGCATGATCCGCTGCATCGACGAGATCGGGGAACAGGTGCGGCGCGCCCTGGGCCTTTCCCTGACAGCGGCGCAGATCGAGTGTGTCCTGCGGGGCGACGTCAGCAGTCTCCCGGACGAGGCAAAAAGCATCATCCATGCCCAGGCGGACCTGTATGTGCAGAACCTGCTCTCCGCTATCACGGAGTGCGGCCTGGACACCCGCGCCATGCCCGCTATTTTTATGGGAGGCGGAGCGGCGCTCCTGAAACGCCGTGTTTCGGCCACAAACGGCCTGTGCCGGCCCGTGATCCTCGATGACGTATCCCTGAACGCCAAGGGCTATGAACGGCTTGTACGGCAGATGTCGGGGAGCGGCGCCCATGCCTGAGAAGCGACGGCTCAGCCTTTCCTTCTCCCTGGCCCAGCGGGAGCAGCGGGACGCATGGGAGCGCCTGTCCGCCGTTGCGCCTGGACAGCGTATGGAAGCCGTGTGCAGGATGATTAACGGCTACATGGAACAGCAGGAACTGCTGGAAGCCGTCCGCAGAACCATCCGGGAGGAACTGACAGGCGTTTCCTTTACAAAGACCACAACGCAGCCGGAGCAGGCTGGGGCCGTCGATGAGGACGTCCTCGGCTTTCTCCGTGCGCTGCAGGAGGGAGATGATACCATCTGATTCGATATTTTGATATGTTCGCCGGGATCGGCGGCTTTCGGGCGGGGCTGACCCGCGCCGGCGGCTTCCAGTGCGTTGGACACTGCGAGATAGACAAATATGCCGAGGCCAGTTACCGTGCGATCCACGACATCAGGAAGGAGGAACGATACTATCCAGACGCCCGGACCATTGACCCCAACGACCTGCCCGAATTTGACCTCTTATGCGGGGGATTCCCCTGCCAGGCATTTTCTCTCGCTGGCCGCAGAAAAGGATTTGACGATGCAAGAGGTACTCTCTTCTTTGAAATTGCCCGCCTGGCTGAAGCCAGACGGCCTTCGTATCTTCTGCTCGAAAATGTTCCAGGACTGCTTAACCATGACGGCGGCAGGACGTTTGCGGCCATCCTCTCCGCGCTTTCTGACCTGGGGTACCATGTCGAATGGTCTGTGCTTAACAGCAAACATTTTGGAGTCCCCCAGTCAAGGCGAAGGGTGTTCCTTATCTGCTATCTTGATCCCCGATTCGCCGGAAAAATATTACCTGTCTTCGGAAATGGTGCGAAGGCTCTTATACAACTCCTCGGCGGCGCCCAAGGGCACCGAGTCTATGACCCGGAAGGAGTAGCCTGCACCCAGACGGCGGGCGGTGGCGGCCTCGGTGTGAAAACCGGGCTGTACCTGCTTCCGCCGGATGCGCCCTTTGTAGATCTGTGCGCAGGGCATCCGAAACGGACACGGCAAGCCAGGTGCATCACCGCCCGCTATGGTCAGACAACTCTGTCCAACCACAAAGGGGAACGCTCTGGGGCGCTGCTGATCAAGGAAGCCACCCGAAAAGGTTATCAGGAAGCGGTGCCCGGCGACAGCGTGGACTTGGGCTATCCGGGCAGCTCCACACGTGCCGGACGGGTCGGGGCTGGAGTCGCCCATGATGCCGCCAGTGTACAGGGCATTGTAGAGCGCGGCGGACGCATCCGCCGCCTGATGCCCAGAGAGTGCCTGCGCCTGCAGGGCTTTGAAGATGAGCAGATCGACAAGATCCTCGCCATCAACTCAGATGCCCAAGCCTACAAGCAGGCAGGCAACAGCGTCACCGTCACAGTAATCGAGGCCATTGGCCGGCGCATCCGGGCCGTGGATGAAGAACTGCGGAAGGAGGCGGCAGCATGACTGGGATGAAGGACCAGTATTTCGGCGTCGAGGTAGAGATGACTGGCATCACCCGCGAGCAGGCCGCGCAGGCGCTGGCGGACTATTTTGGAACAGTGCCCCGGTATAAAGGTGGCGCCTATGATACATGGGTCGTTAAAGACACAGAAAACAAAGAATGGAAACTGATGAGCGATGGCAGTATCTACGGTGAGTGTAAGACGTTGGATGGCTATAAACATACAAACGACAGACGGTATAAAGTTGAAATGGTGTCGCCAAAGCTCACCTATGCAGAACTGCCCAAGTTTCAGGAGTGTGTGCGGCAGGTCCGGCATGCGGGGGCAAAGGTCAACAGCTCCTGCGGCCTCCATGTCCATGTGGACGCTGCCAACCACAACCGCCAGAGCCTGAAAAACCTCCTGAGCATCATGTACTCCAAAGAAGATATTCTATTTAAGGCATTGCAGGTGAACCCAAACAGGGTGCGGGAATATTGTCAAAAAGTGCGGGAACCCATGCTGCGGCAGGCCCGCACCCTCTCTGCCGAAGAAACCAAGGATCTGACGCAGTTGGAACGCATTTGGTATGAAGGGGATATCAGTTCCGGAGAGCATTACAACTGGACACGCTATTATGCCTTAAACCTGCACTCGGTGTTCTATCGCGGCACGGTGGAGTGGCGCTGTTTCAACTCCACCCTCCATGCAGGCCGGGCCGCGGCGTACATCAACCTGTGCCTCGCCATGTCCGCCCAGGCCATCGCCCAGCGCAGCACCGTCATGCGGAAAACCCACAGCGACAATGAGCTGTTCACCTTCCGTGTCTGGCTGGTGCGCCTGGGCCTCAATGGGCCGGAGTTTAAGAATACCCGCGACCATCTGCTGGCCAACCTGGACGGTGACCGCGCCTGGCGCTACGACAAGGACAGTTACGAAGTCAATAAAAAGAAGAAAAAGAACCGAGAGATGGAGAGGTGACGAGATGAAGATCCGCATGGAAGAAGATATCCTGTCCGGTACCGGGGCGGAGATCATGGACCAGCTGCGCGCCCGTGTGTTTGACCCCACGGAGTTTCCTGACACGGAGAGCTACATCTGGTTTCTGCGGAACAATGTGATGCGAACTACCGGCCTGGACTTCCCGCTGCCGGATGGGGATGTGGAGCAGCAGGCCCGCATGATGTTTGCCCAGTTGGCGAAAGTGGGCGCTCTCACGATTTTGGAGAACTGATATGACGGAACGGCTGTATTTTGCCTATGGCAGCAATATCAATTTGGAGCAGATGGCGATCCGCTGTCCTGCCGCTCAAGTGGTTGGACCTGCGGTGCTGGACGGCTATGAACTGCTGTTCCGCGGCAACCGGCGCGGGACCGGCGTCGCCACCATCGAGCCTCTGCCCGGCAGCCAGGTCCACGGCCTGCTGTGGAAACTGACGACGGAGTGTGAGCAATCCTTGGACGTCTATGAGGGATACCCGCGCCTGTACGAAAAAGAGGATATCACGGTCCGCACCGGTGACGGAAAAGACGTGACCGTCATGGCCTACATCATGACCGGGGAACTGTGGCGGGATCCCGCCATCCCTTCTCCCGCCTACTATGGCGGCATTCTGGAGGGATACCGCCAGAACGGCCTGCCGGTGCCGGAACTGGAGGCTGCGCTGAAAAATGTGCACGACGAGGTGCGGCAAGCCCGGCACTTCGAGCGCATGCAGGAAATGGATCTGTTTTCCGGCGAAAAGCCAGGCAGGAAGAAGGGCCACCATGAGCGATAAGAGAAAGAGAGGCGCGGTATGGCAAGAAAAACCATCTCTCTGACGGGAGAACTGCACATGAATTCCACAGGATTTTCCGTAACCGTAGATGCACTGGAAACATTGAAAATCGTTGGTATCGCGTATGGTGTTTATGACCATGCGGAAGATCTGCGGGATTGCCGTGTCACAATGGAGAATGGCGAGCGGCCGGCGCTGGTTGTACAGGAAGATGTCAGCTTACATGGGAGTCCCTTTTGGGAAACTGTGCGTACAATTACAGATGACCCGAAACGGATCCAGCAGTATATGGCATTTCGGGAAACGCTGAAAATGTTTCAACAAATAGAACGGGAGCGCGAAGTTGTGCAACGGGATACAGGCCGCAGCAGTCAACAGGGCGCTCCCGCCAAGAGGAAGGATTGCCATGAGCGATAACCATCTGACAATCCTCGTTGTAGAGCCGGGGAAACCGCCATATCCCCGGCAGATCCCAGACACCCTGCAGGCCATGCAGGAGATTGTCGGCGGGGACATCGACGCCACATACCCCTATGAGGATCCCGTGGCGCTTATATTTAACAGCAGCGGCAAGTTTGCCGGCCTGCAGCCAAACCGCCTCCTCCGGCTGGAAAACGGGGATCCGTATGATGTCGTGTGCGGCACCTTTTTCCTCGCCGGCCTCGGCGGGGAAACCTTTGTGTCTTTGACGCCGGAACAGCTTCGAAAATATGAATCCCTGTACAGCCGAGAGATGCTGTTCCCGCTCCCCAAAAAGAAAGAGAGAAGGAATGAGCATGAAAGATAAGACCATTCTGACAGCGGAGTCCGTCACGGCAGGCCACCCGGACAAACTGTGCGACACCATAGCGGACACGGTGCTGGACTGCTGCCTGGAACACGACCCCGACGCCCGCGTCGCCTGTGAAGTTCTGGCGACGGCGGGCAAATTCGTGGTGGCCGGCGAGATCACCGCGCTGACGATCCCGGATATCCCTTCCATCGTGCGCGACACGGTGCGACGGGCCGGCTACAACTGCAGGAACTTTGACGTGGAGGTCCTCATCCAGCCTCAAAGCCCAGACATCGCAGAGGCAGTACAACACGGGGAACAGACCGCAGCCGGTGATCAGGGGATCGTGTATGGCTACGCCTGCAGCGAAACGGAAAACCTCCTGCCCCTGCCAGTGGTGTTGGCCCACCGCCTGACCGCCCTGCTCGCCTGTGCGCGGACGATGGGCAGGATCAGCGGCCTGCGGCCGGACGGAAAGGCGCAGGTGTCCGTAGAGTACGCCTTCGGCGTTCCCCGGCGGATCTCCGCCATCGTCCTCTCCTGTCAGCATGCGGAGGATAAGGACCTGTCCCGGCTGCGGGAGGAACTGCTGGAGTTTGTCATTCAGCCCGCCCTCCGCATCTTCCCCGCGGATGAGGATACGGAGATCCTCATCAACCCCTCTGGCCGCTTTGTGCTGGGCGGGATCGAGGCAGACACCGGGCTGACCGGCCGCAAGCTGATGGTGGACACCTATGGAGGGCTGGCGCCCCACGGCGGTGGCGCGCTGTCCGGCAAGGACGGGACCAAAGTGGACCGCAGCGGCGCCTACATGGCCCGCTGCATCGCAAAGAACATTGTGGCCGCCGGCCTCGCGGAGAAATGCACGGTCGCCCTGGCCTATGCCATCGGACGGGCTGAGCCGGTGGCTGTGGATGTAGATACCCACCTCACCGGCACATACCCGGACGAACTGCTGGAACAGGCGGTCCGCTGTTTCTTTGACCTCACGCCCGCGGGTATGATCCGCGCCCTACAACTGGACCGGCCCATCTTCGCGGACGCCTGCAACTATGGCCACTTCACCAGGGCAAGCCTGCCGTGGGAGCTGACCGGGCAGGCTGGAAAGTTTGCGGAGTTGTGTGCAGAGCTGGAGTGCGGAGATGATGGCGGCTGAAACATATAGCATCCTGTTCCTTTGGAAAGGACAGCATCGCCACCATCCTGCTGGCGCTCCGTTACGGGGAACCGTTGGATGAGGCGGTGTACTGCGAAGTGATGTTTGACAGCCATATCTCCGGCGAGGTGCCGGAGCACCGGGACTTCATCTATGGCACGGCCATCCCCGCACTGGAGCGCATGGGCGTAAAGATCCGCGTCCTCCGTGGACCGCAGACCTATGTGGGGCTGTTCACCGGGCGGATCACCCGTGGGCCGAAAAAGGGCCTGCTCCGCTCTTTTCCCATCTGTGGGCGATGCGCCGTCCAGCGGGACTGCAAACTGAAACCGATTTTGCGGTACCAGAAAAGCCTCCCGCCGGACACGGTACAGTACATCGGCATCGCCAGGGATGAGCAGGAGCGGCTGCTCCGGCTGGGTGGGCGCCGTGTCTCCCTGCTGGACAAATACGGCTATACGGAACAGGACGCAAAGCAGCTCTGCCGGGAGGCGGGGCTGCTTTCGCCTGTCTATGACTTCACCGACAGGGGCGGCTGCTGGTTCTGCCCCAACGCCAGACAGCGGGAACTCCGCCATCTCTATGACCACCACCCGGATCTGTGGGCCAGGATGCTGGAACTGCAGGCCCTGCCGGGGAAGGTCAGCGAGAAGTTCAATCGGACTATGACATTTTCGGAAATTGACGCAGGTTTTCGGTGAGAGGATGAACAACTCAGCCTATGGAAAAACGCCGCATAGCGGCGAAAGGAGGTCATATGCCAAACCATATCGACAATACGCACCATGAGATCCACTGGAAAAGTGCTCCTGCGCAAAAGGATGGGCCGGAGCGATGACATTTTACGAACAGGAACTTCGGAAACTGTTTGCGGACGGCATGGTGATCGGCAGCCCCAAGTTTACAGGCCGGGCCTGTTTGGGAACGCTGGGAAAGGATCTCCGTGTCCGTGTGCAGTTTGTGACATCCGGCTATGCGGACCACTATGACGCCATCAGCGTTACGGTGCTGAACCGCACAGACGGCGTGGTAGATAAGCTCCGCCTCCGGCTGAAGGATATCCTCGGCATCAAGCAGGTGCCGGGCAACCCCAACTTCCGTAATGGCGTATCACCGCATATCTGGGAAGATGGCGGAAAGGCGGAGTGGTATGCCTTCCGCCCAACCGCGGCGGACTATTCCGCCATGCGGCAGGCTGTGAGCGAGTACCTGGACGTGTTTCGGGATCGTGTGACGGAGCGCCGGCAGGACGGCCCGAAACTCGTTTACATCTGCGCCCCGCTGCGTGGCGAGGTAGAGAAAAATATCGCCTTCGCCAGAGAAAAAGCGCGGGAGGTGTTCGCGGAGGGCAACGTGCCCGTCTGCCCGCACCTCTTATTTCCGCCTATTGCCGACACTGGTAATCCGGCACAGGATCAGGCGGCACGGGAGATGGGCCTGCGGCTGGTAGAGTTCTGCCAGCAGGTCAATGTCTACGGCCCCGTCTGGACGGAGGGTATGTGGGCGGAGATCAACCACGCCGAGAGGCTGGGGATCCCTGTCCTGACAGACCAGAAGGAGCTGGGAAAGCCCCCGCACCGGCGAACCAAGCAAGGGAAGGAGCGATGATGTGATGGTGGACAACATTCCGCCAGAAGAACCGGAGATCGAATTATCAGGCAGGCAGATCGAGCAGTTGGATGCCATCGACAATGCCGTTTACCAAACGATCCTCACCTTCCTCAACAAGACGGAAGATGAATTTCCCTGGGATATGCATTATATAGGCGAAGTAGCGGATGCCATCGAAGGAACACTGCTGGATCTCGGCCAGCGGGTCCACCGGCCTGCAATCATAACGGAAAAAGGCGGAACAGTGCATTTGGAAGAATATCAGGAACCTGTACTGCAAACACCCCAAAAGAATAAGAAGAAGGAGAAACCTGCCTATGAGCGATAACCCCCAGTGGGAAATCATCCAAGGCGACGCGCTGAAGGTGCTGTCCGGCTTTGCGCTTGGGACCTTCGACGCGGTGATCACAGACCCGCCCTACGCATCCGGCGGGCGCACCCAGGCGGAAAAGAACAAGTCCACGGCCAAGAAATACTCCAACATGGGCGACCATGCCCCGCCGCCCTTTGACGGCGACGCCAAGGATCAGCGGTCCTGGACGCGCTGGGCGGCGGAGTGGCTGTACGACGCCAGAAAAATCTGTAAGCCCGGCGCCCCGGTGTGTATGTTCATCGACTGGCGGCAGCTCCCCGCAGCTACGGACGCCCTCCAGTGGGCTGGTTGGATCTGGCGTGGCACCGCCGTCTGGGACAAGGGCAACAGCCGGCCCCAGAAAGGACGCTTCCGCCAGCAGGCGGAGTACATCGTCTGGGGATCCAACGGGGACATGCCCATTAGCCGTCCCGTGCCCTGCCTGCCCGGTGTATTCAAATACGGGAACCCGCAGGATCGCATCCACCTGACAGAAAAGCCCCTGCAGCTTATGCGGGACATCGTGAAGATCACCGAGCCGGGCGGACGGATCCTGGACCCCTTTGCCGGCAGCGGCACCACGGTGCTGGCCGCTGTGCTGGAGGGCTACTCCGCCACCGGCATCGAGGTGACAGACGCCTATGCCGCACTGGCCAGAGGCCGGATCCGTCAGGCGCTGGAACAGGGGCTGGAGGACGTCCAATGACACGCCCTTGCTTTCCCGTTTCAGATGATAAGGGCGTCCAATGATACACCCTTTTTTGAAGGGAGGTCTGCACCATAGCAAAAGAACAGTATGCACGATTTTTCAGAAAGCCGGTTTCTGTGTCTGCTCTGCAAGATACCACCCCAATCATCAAGGCCGCCCCCTTTACAGTGGTGCGGGAGATCATCCTGTCGGAATCCAAATACCGCCGCTTTCAAGCGGATCTGCTGGCCGAGACCCCTTTCATCGCCGCCAGGACCCACCTTACCGGGTACAGTGAGAAGTCCGGCCGCTTCCGCTGCCTGCTGGTCTCTACCCGCAAGCGGCAGGACGGCATCCTCGTTGACAGCGAAGGTTACGCCTACGCCCGCTATGCGGCGTATGTGCGGGACAAGCGCGAACTGGATCTGGCCGGCGTCCCGCGGGATAACCTGAACCTCAAGGCCCGTGAGCGGTGAGCATTTTTCTTTTCCGCAGGAGAGGGAATTGAAATCCACCTACCGCTTGAAAATGGCCGCGCCCTGCGCGGCGATGGCGCAAGCATAGCATTTGTATGACAAATGCGCTTGCAGGGGGAATCCCCCTGGCCCCAATGCCGCCTGCAGGCAGAAAAAGGAGGTGACGTGTGCAGGAAAAAAGCAAATTTCTCTCTGTGCGGCTGACCGCAGAGGAACGGGAACACCTGGACCGACTGGCCAGAGAGTCTGGCCTGTCTCTAAGTAACGTCATCCGCTCCTGCATCAACCGCACGGAGATCCGCCAGCGCCAGCCGGCGGAGATCAACGACTTATATCGGGAGATCAACCGAATCGGCGTAAATATCAATCAAATCGCCCGGAGCGTCAACGCCGGCATCGCCACCCGACAAGACGCAAAAGAGGCGCTGTTCCTGCTGCGGCAGGTGTACCTGCTCATGGAAAAGGTCGCGGATCTGTAATGGCGGTTACGAAGATCCTCGCCCGCAAGGGACGGCTGGACGTGGGGGTCCGGTATGTCCTCAATGGGGATAAAACAGAGGAACAGATCCTGACCGCCAGCCAGGGCTGCTCCACGGAGCACGCCGTCAGCCGTATGATGAAAACCAAGCGGCACTATCGTCAGACGGACGGCGTCCAGTATTATCACATCATCCAATCCTTCAAGCCCGGCGAGGCCACCCCAGAACTGGCGCTGGAGATCGCAAAGGAGTTCGCCGCAGAGCATCTGTCCGGCTACCAGGCGGTCATCGGCGTTCATGTGGACAAGGAGCATATCCACGCGCACACCATTTTCAACTCCGTAAATGCGGATACCGGCGAGAAATACCACAGCAATGCCCGCAGTTACTACAGCCAGATCCGTGCCATCTCAGACCGGCTGTGCCGGGAGCACGGCTTGTCCATCATCATGGAGGGCAAGGGAGAAAAGGCGGTCAGTTACATCGAGTGGCTGCGGCAAAGCAAGGGCCAGCCCACCTTCCGCGCCATGCTGGAGGCGGATCTCCGGGAGGCCATAGAGGACGCCAACGATATCGGCCACTTCTTCCTCATTATGGAGCATAAGGGATATGAGATCAAGCATGGGAATCGCCTCAGCTTCCGCCTCAAAGGACAGGAGCGGCTCATGATACCAGGCCGGAAGAATCCGCTTTTCACCGAGGATGGGATCCGCGCCGCCATCGAGGGGAACCTGGATGAGATCGCCGCCGGTGCTCGCCCATCCATCGTCTATCGGCCCCGGTATGAGCCGTACCGCAGGCGCCACCCGCAGAAGTACACCGGATTCATGGCCCTGTATGTCCACTACCTCTATCTGCTGGGCAAGGCCGGGCAGCGGCAGTACCCGCCGAAGATGACGCCCCATCTCAGGAGGGAGATCATGAAGTTTGAGAGCTACAAGGAGCAGTTCGCCTTCCTGCGGGCGCATGGCGTCTCCACGGCAGAGGGCCTGCAGGCCGTCCATACCCGCACAGAGGAAACGCTGGCCAGCCTGATGAAACAGCGCACCATCCTCAATGTGCGGAAGAAGAAACGGCGGGCGCTCTACGACGCCCTCTCCGACGCAGAGGCCCTCGCCCCGGCGAAGGACTGCTATGAGTCCGGCATGCCCGGCATGGAGGAACCCTTTACCCGCTACATGGACGCCGTCTCCACGCTGGAGCGGTGCGGGATCCCCAGGGAGCAGTTGCTGGCGGAAAAGGCTGAACTATACCGACAGTTGGCGGACGTCAACCGGGAGATCCGGCAGGCACGGAAAGAAATTTCCATGTGTGACACTATTGAACGAAACCGGCCCCAGATGGAACATGATATTCAGGTGGCCGAGGCCACGGCAAAGGAGGTGGAACGAGATGAATATCGGAGGCGGTGAGGCCGCGGACCAACTGGTCCGCATGCTGCTCTCCGGCGGAGAGGTGGCCGTCCGGCTGGGCGGTTCAGCAGCCAAGAACCTGCTGGCCATGTCGCTGGCGCTGGCGAAAAACCACAAGAAGATCAGCGGCAAGGTCCGCATGGGCAAAATGCTGCAGCAGACGCGGGATCTGCGGGTGTTTCCCATGACGCAGGAGGAATACCGGGAGTTCAGGCTCAAGGCGCGGGAACCGAAATTGCTCTATGCGGCCATCCAAAACTCCCGGGACTCCAATGGCCCGAACAGCATGGTAGATGTTGTCATGCCGGCCACAGAGGTGGAACGGGCCAATTTGGTGTTCCAGAAGATGATGTACCAGCAACCGGAGTTCCCCCGAAAGGAGCAGCCGGATCGGGAGCGGCAGCCGGAGATGGAACCAGGAACGCCAAAAAAAGATTCCCGGTCGGGACGCGCCTCACGCGATACCGGCACCAGCTCTCCTACGCGCGCCGGGAGCGCGGCGAGGACGACGAGTGAGGAGCGGCCCTCTGTTGAGGGCCGCCTGCAGGGCTATCGCGCTCGGTTGGAGGAACAGCGTCAGCGTGCCCCGGCCAGGCAGAAAACCAAGACGCGGACCAAGGCCAGATGATCGGGTGCTGTTCGGGGAAAGTGCTGGATATTCCGGGCCGGTTCGGGTATGGTTGAGTTGCAAAAAAGTGGAAGGAGGCCAAATCACATGAAAGCCGTTTACTACTACAGAGGACACACCGGCAGCGCAGGATTCCTGCTCCTGGAGGATATGGCACTGCTGAAAAGGCTGTTCGCGCACGGGAGCCTGCCGCCCAAGGCACAGTTGCGGGGAAAACGCTGCTGGCTGTATCTTCGGGTGGATACCGGCAACCCGATGGCAGACGAGATCGGCATCAGTGGGCAGGACACTTACCTGCGCCAATTCGCGGAAGAAAACGGCATGCAGATCGCCGGCGTATACAAGGATTATATGAGCGGGCGGGATCTCCGGAGGCCCGGCCTTCAGTTCCTGGAGCAGCAGGCTGCGGAAAAGAAAATGGATTATATCCTTTCCTGTAAACGGGATCGGATCTACCGGGGCCATGACCTGCGGGGCCTCCTGCGGTATGAGGACCGAATGCATACCCTCGGCGTGGACATCCTGTATCCCTTCGAACAGGACTGATCAAACGGGCATACATCCCATCAGCCTACGGGGCGCACTACTGCGGTGCGCCCCCTGTTTTTACATTTGGAGGTGAATGCCGCTGAATCAACCGGGCAGATCGGGAGGGCTTCTCCCGTATCTGTTTCTCTACATCCCCGTGGTCTGGGCCGCGCTCCTGATCGCCCAGTCCCTCGGGGACGGCCTGCCGGAACTGCTGACGAACCTGACCGCAGCCCTGCAGACCCCTTTGAAGATCCGCTGGACGGAACACAGCCTGATGAGCATTCTCGCCTGCACCGGCCTCTATGTCATGGGGATCTGCCTCTACCGCACCACCCAGGGCCGTACCCGCGACGGCGAGGAACACGGCTCCGCCCAGTGGGCGTCCCCCAAACAGGTCAACGCCATGTTCTGTCAAAAGCAGAATAAGCCCCTGACAAAGCATGTCCGCCTGGGGCTGGATACCCACAAGCACCGCCGGTCCCTCAACGTACTGGTCATCGGCGGCAGCGGCGCGGCCAAGACCCGCAGCTATGTGCTGCCCAACATTCTGGAGGCCAATACAAACTATGTAATCACCGACCCCAAAATGGAGGTGCTCACCGCCACCGGCGGCTACCTTAAAAGCCAGGGCTATGATGTGCGGGTGCTGAACCTCGTTAACCTGGAGCAGTCGGACGGATACAACCCCTTCCGCTATATCCGGGATGAGAAGGACGCCCTGCGGCTGGTCAACAACCTCATCCAGGCCACCACGCCCAAGAACAGCCATGAGTCGGACCCGTTCTGGACCAAGGCCGAAACGGCGCTGCTGCAGGCCATCATCCTCATGCTGTTTCAGGAGGCGCCGGAGTCCGAGCAGAACTTTTCCATGGTCATGCGGGTGCTGGAGTATGCGGAGGTAAAGGAGGACGACGAGGACCACGTCTCACCGCTGGATCTGCTGTTCAGCGCCATTGAACGGGAGAAGCCGGACAGCGTCGCCGTCCGGCAATATAAGGTCTTTAAGATGGCGGCGGGTGTTGTATGCTCTAAAAGACTTCTTAATCAAGCGGTTGGGAAGTCTCTTAGAACACACAACCTAAAACCGAAGAAAGGAGCGCAAGTTATGAGAAAAAACGAGAAAATCACTGCTCTGTATGAACGATTGAGCCGTGATGACTTTGGCAAAGATGATGACCAGCAGCGTGAGAGCAATTCCATTTCCAATCAAAAGGCTATGTTGGAGGAGTTCGCCGCACGGCAGGGGTTTACGAACATTGTCCATTTCACGGACGATGGCATTAGTGGTACTTGCTTCAACCGGCCGGATTTCCAGCGCATGATGGCGGACATGGAGGACGGGAAAATCGGGATCATCATCACCAAGGATCTCAGCCGTCTGGGGCGAAACCAGTTGCACACAGGGCTGTACATCGAGGAGCGGTTCCCGCAGTTCGGCGTCCGCTACATCGCCATCAACGACAATGTGGACACGGAAAACGCCGAGAGCAACGACCTGATGCCCTTCAAAAACCTGTTCAACGAGTGGTTCGTGCGGGACACCAGCCGGAAGATCCGGGCGGTACAGCGGGCCAAGGCTCAGCGCGGGGAGCGCCTGGGGACACGGGCACCCTACGGCTACAAAAAGGATGAGAATGCCAAGGGCAAGCTCATTGTGGACGAGGAGGCTGCCGCAGTGGTGCGCCGCATCTTCGCCCTCTGCGCTGCCGGCAACGGCCCCAGCCAGATTGCCCGCCTCCTGAAAAGTGAGCAGGTACTGTGTCCGACTATGTATGCCTATGAGCGTTTTGGTACTAAGCACATGGGACTCTCGCTGGGTAAGCCCTACAACTGGGAAAAAAGCACCGTCGCGCATATGCTGGAGAATGAGTTGTATATTGGCAACACGATCAATATGCGATTCAGCAGTAAATCTTACAAGGACAAACGTAAAATAGAGCATCCGCGGGAGGAATGTATCGTCATTGAGGGCAGCCATGAGGCCATCATTGACCGGGAAACGTGGGATATCGTTCAGCGGGTACGGCAAAACCGAAAGCGCCCCACAAAGATGGAGGAACTCAACAAGTATTCCGGCCTTGTCATCTGCGCCGATTGCGGTTCCACAATGGTTCTTCATCGGGCGCATACCATGAAACCAACGCAGACTAATTTCACCTGTCGCACCTACAAAAAGGAGGGCGCCGAGGTCTGTACAGCCCACTACATCCGGGAGTGTGTCCTCGACGAGATCGTGCTGGAGGACATCCGCAGGGTCACGGCGATGGCGCGGGAGCACACGCAGGAGTTCGCCGCCTACATCTGTGACCGGCAGTCCGCTGAACTTCGGCGGGAGATCCGCAGGCAGGAGTTGGAACTTTCAGGCATGAAAAAGCGCGAGGCGGAACTGGAGGCCATTTTCAAACGGCTGTATGAGGACTCGGTACTGGGCCGCATCACCACAGAGCAGTTCCAGACACTCTCCACCAGTTATGTGGCGGAGCAGGAGCAGTTGAAAACCGCCATCCCGCAAAGGGAGCGGGAGGTCGCCAAACGGAAGGCCACGGTGTCCGGCGCTGACAACTTCATTTCAAAAGCCAGGCGCTACACCGACATCCAGGAACTGACGCCGGAACTGCTGCGGCTGTTCATTGAGAAAATCGTGGTGCATGAGAAGGATGTGAAGTGGTCCAAACATGCGAGGCAGACTGTGGAGATCCACTACACGGACATTGGCGTGGTTGGGAACATGAGTACCACGAAAAGTGCATAAAGGAACTGGCAGGTGCTGCCTTCGCAACACCTGCCTATCCTTAAAATTCGTAGTTGTCCTTGTGAGGGCACGCCTAAGGTAGGTCCGCTATTTTTGTGTTGTGCAATATGGGGGTCATTATCTAGTGCCAAGCCAACGCAACCGGCTTGCGCGGCTCGCCACTTTAAGTCATCAGTTTACTTCTTTTTGTCTACCCAGATGCGAAAAGCGCGCTTGCCATAGTCCTTGGCATAAATGCGCTCCCCATTCCGGGTTGTGGTCCACGCGACAAAAATGTACATGAACACGNGCTCTACGAGGAGCTGAAGGAGTGCGAGGCCATCAAGGACAGCCCCGGCCCGCGCCCCTCTGAGTGGTACTGCATCAGGGACTTACACATAGCCGCCATCAATGAGCTGTGGGACCTCGCGCAGCTCCTGGGCGTGAGCAAGAGGCTGCATGAGCTGTTGGAACACCATCCCGCCTGATGATGACTGGCCGGGCACCAGTCGAAACGCCCTCCGGGGCGTCGCGGGAACCCGTCGGCTACGTGGGAAATCGCCGCCACGTTTTGATATAAGTACCTTGAAAACAGGAAAACGGACCCACCCGAAGGTAGGTCCGCTATTTTTGTGTTGTGCAATATGGGGGTCATTATCTAGTGCCAAGCCAACGCAACCGGCTTGCGCGGCTCGCCACTTTAAGTCATCAGTTTACTTCTTTTTGTCTACCCAGATGCGAAAAGCGCGCTTGCCATAGTCCTTGGCATAAATGCGCTCCCCATTCCGGGTTGTGGTCCACGCGACAAAAATGTACATGAACACGCCCCCTTATTGCAAAATATTATATATAAACATCTTGCATGGCAGGCAAATATGTGCTACACTGACAGTGCTAAGTATCATGCGTAGGCCGGTCACACAATCGTCTATCCTGCAATAGATGATTGCAATCGGTCAGCGGTTGGGTTTTTTACCTGACCGCTTTTTCTTTTCTATCCGCTTCCGGTCTTGGCGCCTTCTTATTCTGTCCAAGGCAAAAATCTGGTTCTTTGCAACCGCATGAGATACCCCGCATTCTCTCCCGATTTGTTCCCTGCTCTTTCCTTCAATCAGGTTGATTGGAGCAAGGAGCTCCGCAGAAAAGATGTTCGCCTGTCGCTCTGGATCGAAGTCTGGAGGTACACTCTCGAACGGGTCCAGCTTCGCGTACCGCACGCTTTTTTCGTCGTGGTAATAATAGTGTCCTAGTTCGTGGGCCAAGGTAGAGCGCGCCCACCAGTGCCCTTCAACCGCTGCATCATATACCGACCGACGAACTTTAATTGCATTGATGTGCGGTACGTACTCTGCCTGTATTCCTGCCATCAAATCGTCGTCCAGAACCTCCAGGTAGAACGATTCATCAGTTAATGGCAGTACGTTCTCAAGGAAATGCAGAATTGGAAAATACGGGGTATCTGCAAGCCCTAACTTTGCCCGCAATAAATATGTATCTCTGCGAATGCTATCTCTTGTGCGCGGATATGCGAGTTTTACGCCGAGGTTATTAGGCACGTCGTTCATCCCTCCGTCCATTCGCTTTCCCCTTCATTGTAGACATAATCCTCATTAGGTCTTCGTCGCTCAGACCATCTAGGGTCCTTGCGAAGGTAAGCACAGCTTCCTTTTTTACATCCGACATCCCATTTAACGGGATTCTAACATCGCAAGCTGAATTATCTGCCGCCTGCCGAAGTTCGTCCGCTTTTTCTGTGCTTAAGTCATATGCCTCGACAATCTTGTCGACCCAATCGGACGGAATACGTCGCTTTCCGGTCTCCACTGCCGAGAGGTACGCAGAAGACACCTTCAGTTTGTCGGCCATGTCTTTTAAGAGCTCTTGTGCGCCTATTCTAATAATGCGAAGGGCTTTCCCAAATTCGGTCAACATGGTAGCCACCCCTTTCTAAACATATATTAACACAAGGTGTATGCAAAATCAACACTTTTTGTAAAATTTTTCTCCACAAAACGAAAAGCCCGCCGACCCGGAACTCAATCCAGGCCGGCGGGCTTCTCTTTATGCTCTATCCACTTACACCCCGCCCCGGAGCAGCAGCCCCAGCACGAAAGCCACCACGCCGGAGATGATAGCGGCCACCACCGCATCCCACCTCTTGGCGGGCTTCCCTTCCAAGGTCTCCACCTTGCCGTCCAAGCGGTCCAGCGTATCCGCCATTGTGTCCTGCTTGGTCGCCATGACCTCCACAGAGGTAGCAAGGCGGGTAAGGGCGTCGGTGCTCTGCTCCAGTTTGTCAATGCGGCGCGTGTTGCTTCTGGCCCGCTGGTCTACCTCGGCCAGCTTCACCGCCTGCTCCTCTGCATCCATATCTTAGCCCTCCTTGGTAAGCTGCTTATACACCTGATTGATGCCCGTGGCCGCGAGGCCGGAGACGATGCCCACGGCGACGGCGGTCATGTAGTCCGTGGCCGGGAACTCCGGCATGACGAACATGCCCAGCACGCCCAGCGCGCCGCCCGCCACGCCCACGATGACGGGGATATACTTGTTGTCCAGCCCGGTCGCCTTGACGAGCTGCCCCACCAGGAAGCAGATGACCGTGATGACGGCCACCCCGCCGATGCCCAGAGAAGAAATGTCCATTATGTATCTCCTTTCGGTTGACAAAATCGGTCCTTTTTAGCAATTTGGTTGCACACCTGTCCGCGCAACTATTTCGCGGTCGCCAGCTTGCGGAGCAGGTCGGCACCGTAGGTGTAGGCCGCCAGATAGTCCACGGTAGCCGGGTCCAGGCCAAACCGCTCCTGGACCTTCGCCCGGTAGTCCGTTGCGGGATTTCCCGCCACGGCGGCCTGGACCGCCGCCCGGAAGCTGTCCATGCTCTCCCCATGCTGGGGCCACCAGTGCATCACGTCGGCGTGGTTGGAGGCGATGCCCGCCTTGTACCCCTCGCTGTGGCACAGAATATCCTTGAGCGGGTCCAATCCGTACTCCTTACACAGCTTTGCGCACAGGGCCACAGCGTGGCCCCACACGGCCCGGAAGTAGGTTTCCGTCTCCGTGGGTGTGTAGGCCAAGTAGGAGCCTGTACGCTTCGCCAGCGCCGCCAGGGTGGCCGGTCCGCAGCTCCCGTCCGCCGTCAGGCCCAACGCCCGCTGACAGGCTTTCAGCGCCGCCTCGCACCCCGGCCCGAAGGAGCCGTCAACGCCCTTGGGGTCGTACCCCCGCGCCTTGAGCTCCATCTGGAGGCGCTGGACCGCCCACCCGGTACTGCCGCGCTTGAGCGGCGCCCACTCAATGGGCAGCAGGCGGCATTCCTGGGGCTCACAAACCTCAAACGCGATATGGGTATCGTTGGCGCTCCTGCCGCTGGTCCCGGTCCCCGCGTGCCAGCCCCGCCGGTCCCAGGGGAGCGTCTGGAGCACGCCCTTATCGTCCACCATGGCGTGGACCGCTTTATCGACGCCGGGCTTGTCCCACTGGCTCCGCAGGGCTTCCACCATCACGCCGGGTGCCGCCGTACTATGTACCATAATGCCCTTGGGCTTGATGGTCCGCCCGCCCGTGTAGCAGTCGTTTTTGCTCATGTACTTGGCGATGATGCCGTCCACAGGCTTGTCCTCCTCTTTCTGCGGCTTGAGCCACACGCACAGATAACTGTATACCTTCCGCGAGGAACGGATGGTCTCCCCGCCCCCAAAGTCGCATTGAGAGCTGCCGCCGCCGTCCACATAAATAGCCGTCTCAGCCCCCAGCCGCCGCAACTCCTCCTGTACCTCCTCCAGCGTGGCCGCGTCCTTCGTGCCGTCTCCGGAGCAGTAGAGGATGAGCTTGTCCCCCGTGTGCGCAATGGCCGTCCTGCCGCGGGTGCCGCCCAGCTCCCCCTTCGGGTCATAGGGGATGCTCCCGGTATCGCTCACCATGGGGCTGAGCAGTTCCACCCCGGCGATATAATTCAGCCGGGTATCGGCGGGCAGAGCCTCCATGCGGATATCCGCACCGTTGTTCCAGGCGAAGCCCCAGCACCCCCAGGGCGCACGCGCCAGCACCTTCCCGTCCGCCTTCAGGTGATGGGTGGGCTTGCCGTTCCCGCCGTAGAACCCGGCGTTCATGGCGTAGTCGCATCCGGTGTCCCGCTTCACCTGGGAGATCAGCCGCCCGCCGCCCTGCACTATCGCTATCCGCTCAATTGAGCTGAGCGGGATGGTCTTGATGTATTTGCTCATACTAACATTCTACCCCTCCTATTCATAGAGCACTATCGACATGCCGCCTATAAATGCGTCATCGTATGGACCTATTTGGCCGGACATTTTCCCGGTTGACTCGTCAACTTCTATAAATGTTGTGTCTCCGTTTGATCTGTTTCTCACACGCCATACCCCATCGTTTTTCTTCCAAACGGTACAGTATGAGCCGCCTGAGTACACAAACGGGAATAATGCATACGATATGTTTTTGCCGCGCACAGATGCAGGGAGATACCACATTCCGTCAGATCCGAGGGTCGGTTTGTCTGTACAGACCTCCGGCCCACCGCCCACCACCGCATTCGTCTTTCCTATCATCTCTCACGCCCCCTTTACACAAACGATGCTGGGAATGGTAATCGTGGCTGTCGGCTTGGTCTTGCAGTAGATATACACCCCGCCCGCGTAGCTCTCGCAGAACGGAGCGAAGTTGCCACCAACTGAATCAGCCGCCCCGAAGGCCACATCGGGCCGGTGGGAGGTGGTCACGCCCGCGCAGGCCACCGCCGCCCGGAAGCCATACCCCTGAGCGCTGTAGGTGCTGTTGGCAGCCCAGGCCGTGGTGGCAACCGTCTTGCCGGTGAAGACCAGTGTTTTCTTGTCTACGTAATCCTTGTTGGCGGCGTGGAACCACTCAACCGGTGTCGCAACACCCAGATTTGCAAAATCGGGAGAGGCATAATCTACTTGGTCTTCTGGAACGGCCGCAAGTACACCACAATCTAGGTGCCAAATCAGTGCCGCTCCACCC